CCTACAGGGCGGCGGATGCGCAATCTGCAAGCGGCCAGGTGTGCCGCTCGAAATCGACCACGACCACAAGCACTGTCCGGGGCCGACCGGCTGCCGTCAGTGCGTCCGGGGCGCGGTCTGCCGGCGCTGCAACAAGGTGCTGTACCTCATCTATGACCGGCCAGACCTCGCCCGATCCTACGCCGAATATCTCGTCCGGACGGCTCCTCGCGGATGATCTCCTTGCGGCGATCGATCCGTCCGAAGTCTTCGCCCGGGCGTTCGCAAACCCGCCCCTCGAATGGCAATTCGACTACCTGCGCGAGCATCGGCACGCGCTAGTTCTCAAGGGGCGCCAGATCGGCGCCTCTCAATCCGCGGCGGCGCTCGCGATCCACTGCGCGATCTACAAGCCGAACAGTCTGACCGCGATCGTCAGTCCGTCGCTCAAGCAGTCCACCGAAATCTGCACCCGCGCACGCCACGGCCTCGAGCGGCTCGGCGAACGGCTCGTGCAGGACTCGGCCTCGTTGCTCCGGCTCCGCTCCGGCGGCCGCATCCTCAGCCTGCCGGGAACGGCAAGCTCGGTTCGCGGTTGGTCGGCCGATCTGCTCATCCTTGACGAGGCTGCATACCTCGCTCACGAAACCATCGTCGCGGCGCGGGCGCTCGTGGCAGCGACCGGCGGGCGGATGGTGGTGCAATCCACGGCCGGCGCGGCTGTCGGCGACTTCTACGACATGTGCCAGGCGCCAGACCCGACGTGGGGGTTCTACCGGGTGCGGTCGGATCAGGTATCGACCATCTCTGCCGACTTCCTCGCGAGCGAACGGAAGGCCATGACCCCAGACGCGTTCGCCGCTGAATATGAATGCCAATTCGGCCGGGTCGGCGCGTCGCTCTTCTCAGCCGAGCGTATCGCCTCTCTGGTACTGGCGAAATGAACAACATCGGAGTGGCGCTCTCAAAGCATGGCGCGGCAATCATCACCGTCGATCATCGCGACGGGGACGATGTTGTGCGGCGGATCGAAGTCCTGCCGCGGAATATGGATGCGGTAGCGGATCGCGTCGAAGAACTCGACGAGTCCGAACCGAAGGGAACGCTCTTCATCATCGATGCCGAAGGCGCGGGCGCTGCGCTATGGGAGCTCGTGGGGCCGGAAGTCGTGCGCGGCTTCAGTCTGACCCCGGCTCAACTCGCGCTCCGCGGCCGGTGGCGCCTGTACCAGATGCATGGCTACGACCGGCAGGAGCTCGTCACCACGTTGCTCGTGGCCATGCGGCACAACTCCGAGACGCTGCACTTTGCGGCGGGGCTCGACAACCTCGACCAACTCAGCTCGGCGCTCGTGCGGTTCGAGCCGCAAGCCGCCGCCGATGGCACATTCGGACCCGAGCTCGTGGTAGCTCTGGCCCTCGCGATACTTCCCCGCCCCGCCCTCAAGAGGGGCCGACCCACTCTCGCCTGATCGGAGTTTCCATGCCAGTGCGAAACATCGTCGGGCAATCCCGCGCGCCCCGCCGGCGCCGCGACAACAAACCGCCGACGTTCAACGAAGACGACGGCTACTGCCGATGCGCCGTGCCACTCCGTGACAGCGCGGTCGGCGCGATCACCCGATCCACCGACGAAGACGACGACGTTTGCTGGCGCTGCCGGCGACCTATCGGGGACGACCGATGACCATGATGCTCGATCTAACTCACGGCATCCCGGCTCAACGCGATGCGTCGATGACGTGGATCAAGTTCATGGGCATCGACCCGAACGACCCGACCACCTTCGGCGCGCTCCGGGACTACGGCATCGCGCTCCAAGATGAGCCGTGGGTCTATTCGTCCATCATGAAGACTTCGACCGCCTGCCAGAGCGTGCCGCTGCGCGTCTACCAGCGCGCCGGGCAGGACATGATCCCGGTTGAGCAGATGGAGTCCGGCGCGCTCTTGGGCCCCGCGCAGCGGTTGCAGCATCTACTCGATTGGGTGAACCCGATCGACATGACGGGCGACGACATGAAGGCCGCTACGGCCGCGTCGTGGTTCTTGTACGGCGGGTACTACATCAAGAAGGTTCGCGGCATGTACGGCGGCGAACCGCAGGAGTTGTATTGGCTCGCGCCGCCGGACGTTCAGGCGAACACGCTTGACGGACGAAGCGTCACGACGTTCAGCTATCGGCCGCAACGCGGCGGGATGCAAGACATTCTGCCGCCAGACATGATCGTTCATCGCCGGTTCAACCCGAAGGACCCGCTCACGTTCCTGTCGCCGCTGTCGAGCGTGCGCAACGAAATCCAAGTGCAGATCAACGCCTCCATTCACACGGCCGCGCTGCTCAAGAACAACTCCATCCCGCCGATGGCGATCACCGCAGCGAAGGGCGCCGAACTCTCGACTCAGGACGTGGGGTTCCTCACCAAGATCTTCCGTTCGATCAAGGGTCCGGGGGGCGCCGGCAAGACGCCGATCATCCCGGTCGAGATCGAAGTCAAAGACCTCAGCGTCCACAGCCAGGACGCTCAGTACATCCTCGCCCGCGAGATCGCCCGCAAGGCCATCTGTGCAGTCATCGGCATGCCGCCCGTTGTCGCCGGCGACGATGACAAGACGAACGTCTACGGCAACTGGCGCGACGCACGGAAGGCATGGTGGCAGGACACCCTGATCCCTTACCTCGACGGCCAGGCGACTTGCTATAACAACTGGCTTGTGCCCGACTTCGACCCGACCGGCCAGCTTGTGGTCGGCTACGACTACGGTCAGATCGAAGCCCTACAGGAGCCGTGGGCCACGCAGGTTCAGGGGCTCATGATGTTGCAGGATCGCGGCGATGTGGTCGGCAACGAGGTGCGCGCCCGGCTGCGATTGGGCAAGCGGACCGAATGGGGCGATCAGCCGATGCCGCTCTCCAAGGTCGCTCTCAAGGGCGATGCCTGGCCGATGACCGCGCTCGGCACGGGAATGTTCGGAGTCGATCCGACGCCGAGCGCGCCGCTCGTGATCGAACCGTCCGGCCTCTCGGAACCCGGTCTGCCCGATACCGGCGCAGCGGCCCGCGCCGCACAGAAGCTCACGGCTTACGGCCGCGACCTTTACCAGCATCCCGCGGTCCGCGCATACCTCGGTAGCCGGACCGATCCTCTCGACGTTCAGTGGCTATTCGGCGAGCCGCTGACTCCGACCCTTCGCGCCGTAATCGAGACGGGCCTCGCCCGCCGCTATTCCGCAGAGCAGCTTGTCCGGGGCGTCCCGGGCGAGAAGTTCGCGGGGTTCCAAGGAGTAGAGCGATGACCGTTCACGCGAAGATCCCGCCCGTCCGGTTCGCTGAGGGCAGCGACGATATCGTCGAAGGTCTGGCCGTCTCGTTCGGCGGGCCGTTCCGCGGTAACTCCGACCTGTACAAGACGCGCTTTGACAAGGCCGACCTGCATCTCGATTGGTTTACCGAGCGGCCCGTGCTGTATCACCACGGCCAGGACCCGGCTATCCGATCGAGCGTGATCGGCGCCGTCAAGACAGTGGATATCACCGACTACGACCAGGACGGCCGCAAGGGTAAGTGGATACGCGCGCAGCTGGACAAGCGGCACGAATACTTCGACGCGATCCGCTCCCTCGTTCGGGATGGCGCGCTCGGTTGGAGCCACGGCACGCTCGACTACCTCGCCGAGTACGATCCGCCCGCCCGCGACGGCACGCGCAATGTTCGCTCCTGGCCGATTGTCGAATTCACCCTGACCCCGGTCGAAGCGAACCCCGACGCATTCGCCGTGGCCATGCGCAGCGCGGATGATGCCGTGCTCGAAATCCTCGGAACCACGGACGAAGAACTGCGGGCGAAGATGCCGGCCAAGCGCGGCATTCAGACGTTCGCCGATATCGCCGCGAGCGCGGAGATGAGCGAGGAACTGCCCGAGGCATTCGACACGCTTTCGTCCGCGATCTATGGCGCGATCTACGCCACGGATGCATCGTTCAGCCCGGAGACGCCCGAGGCGAAGAAGGCGGCCATTGCCGCGAGCCTTGAGCAGTTCGGGGCCTATGTCCTGTCGATCATGGACGCGGCATCGGCCGCCGGACGGTCCGCTCCCCGCCCCTTCCGATCAGGCGCCCGCAACGCCTCGACGGATCAGGGCCACCTCGACGATGCGCATGCGGCGGCGCACGACATTCTCACTCACACCTCAGCAGCCGGCGCGGCTTGCGCCGACTGCGGTTCCGGTAACCCTGCCAGCGATGGCGAGGCGGACGGAGCCGATACCGAAGACGACTCCAACGACGACTCCGATGCCGGAGACGCGGCGGCTGGACGCTCGGCAGACCTCGGACCTGTGATCTTCACGGTGAAGGGTGACGCTGCTGCGCCGGTACGTGCTGCCTGGCTCAGTGAGGCCGAGAGGATCGGCAAGGAAAGGGCTGCGGAACTCCGCAAGTCCTAACGCTCCGGCGGCACGGGCCGCCAATCCATCCCCCACGAGGCCCGCCAGTAGGCGGGTTCTTTGCATTGGAGAACAGCCATGAGGCAGAGGAACATTCCTCTCGAGCACTACGCCGGCCACGTCGAGGCGTACGCGGTCTATCGTCCGGCTCTGCCGGGCTTCCAGGGTGCCGGTTTCGAGATCGGCATCTGCGGTGCCGACGGCGGCATGACGCAGCAGCAATTCGACGCGGCCGTCGATGAGCGCGCAAAGGCGATGATCGCCGCCGAACTGCCCAAGGCGGTGGAGGCGGGCATCGCTGCATTCAGGGCCGCCGCACCCGTAGACCCCGGCGCTCGGCCGGGAGCCTCGGGCGCGATGGTCAACCTCCGTCGTCCGGTGGAGTTTTCCTACGTCCGCACGATCAACGCTCTGCGCGAGAACAACTGGCGCGGTGCGGAGCTCGAACGCGACATCAGCCAGGCGACCTCCGAAATCTGGGGCATGAAGCCGGAGAAGGAGAAGCGCGACATCTCCGATTCGGTGATGCTCCCGTCTTCGCTGAGCAACTGGCGCACCACGCTCCAGAAGGCCGCATTGCATCCGGAGATCAACCTCCCGGCGTTCCGCGCGGCGTCTGAGGCTTCGACCGGCGCAGGTGGCGCTCTGGTGCCGCCCGAATACCTCCAGGATCAGTACACCCTGTCGCTCCAGGGTCCGGTGGCGTTCGTGAACGCCCCCGGCGTGTCGGACATTCCGGTCAAGTCCAACTCGGTGTTCTTCCCCCGCGAAACCGTGATGCCGACCTCCGGCGCCTACGCCGAAGCCGCGACCATCACCGAGTCCGATCCGACGTTCGGACAGCAGAACGTCATCATCAAGAAGCAGGCCGCGCTAAACCAGTTCTCCAACGAGCTGCTGGCCGACGCGATCCCCGAGTACGAGCAGGAAATCTCGAAGTCCCTCGTGCGCTCGCTGACCCTGTACCAGGATCAGCAGTACCTCGAAGGCACGGGCTCCGGCGCGCAGATCGTGGGCCTCGGTTCCTACGCCAACATGACCAGCGGCTACACGGCCGCTGTGGCAGGCGACTCCTACAGCGCTGTAGGCGCGGCCGATCATCTGATCGACCTCGTCTACGCGGCCCGGATCGCGGGCTGGGAGCCGTCCTGCTGGATCATGCATCCGCGGACGATGCAGTCCCTCTCCAAGGTGAAGGACAGCAGCAACCGCTACGTGCTCGAGTCCATCGGCGGCAACTTCGGCGCCCCGGTGCTGGTGCCGAATGCCGGCGCACTGCCGACTCAGAACACCTACCAGGTTCCACCCTGGAAGGCTCTGCTTCTCGGCATCCCGGTGCTATTCAGCAACCAAATCCCGATCAACGAAGACACCTCCAACGGAGCGGTTCACACCGCCTCGCACCTGTATCTCGGCGACTTCAACATGGCCCGCCGCCTCGTGCGCCAGGCCATCGAGATGGCTATCTCCGAGCACATCTACTTCACCACCGACCAGACCGCAGTCCGCGTCTCTGGCCGGTCGTCCATCGTCCTTCTCCAGCCGGCTGCCTTCATCAAGCAGACGGGCATCATCGCCTAGTCGAAGCAGGGGCGGGCCGGTAGTTGCTCCCTGGCCCGCCCCGTCGCTTTCAGGCTGAAAGGGAAAGACATGGCACTCACAGGTAGGTCACTCTTCAAGACCGCGAACCTCATCAACGGGCAGGCGGTCATCAACTCCACGACCAATAGCACGGGCGTGGCGCTGGCCGACTGCGAAGAGGTGCTCGTCATCGTCGATTGCACAGCAGTCGCCGGAGCGGGAACCCTCAATCCCGTGGTTGTCCAGTACAGCCCCGACGGCGGGACCACCTGGGGCACCGCTCCCGGCGGCACTCTCGCCACGATCAGCGCGGCCGGCCGCCAGACGGTCCGGCTCACTGGCGTCGGCTCCCACAACGCGCAGTTCCGCCTGAACTGGACCCTCGCGTCCGGTACGAGCGTGACCCTCGTCGCTGAGGCAATCGGCGAACGAGTCCACGACTCCACCCTGGCCGACCAGATCTAGAGGCCGTAATGAACCTGATCCGGGTCCCACTCGCCAACCCAGACGAATTGCTCACGGCGTTCGGCGCCAACGCGCTCATCCGCGTGCAGTCCGGAAGCTCGGCGAGTGGACCCTGGTCAGACCTTGTCTCCGCGCCGACGCAAGTCATGGTCGCGACGACGTATTCCTACCTTTTCACCGACGCGCCCGGCACCGTGGCGACGTGGTACCAGTTCCGCACGGAGAACTCCGGCGGGACGGTTCTCGGCGCCTATCAGGCGCTCGGCCAGCAGGGCGCCTCGACGCTCATGGCCAAGCTCGAAGACGCTCGACAGCGGCTCAAGATCGCCGGCATGGCCACGGTCGATTGGATACTCCACTCGTCTCTCGTGAGCGCGTCGGCGTTTCTCGAAAACCGCACCGGCCGCCACTTCTACCGTACGCCGAACGACGGCACGACGGCGCAATTCCTCTTCGACGGATGGGATGAGAGCGACGGCGGGCGAGTGTGCGAGCAAGGCCGCTGCCTGTTGGTCCCGCGCGGCATCGTGAGCCTGACGACTCTCGAAGTCGCAACGTTCACGGGCGACGCCTACCACACGATCCCGACTACCGATTGGTTCCTACGCCCGAACGCGCAAGAGCGCGATCCCGGCTGGCCCGCAACCGAACTGTGGATGAC